CTAATGGCAACCCAGCTGAATCGTTTATAGTTAGGGTGGTAGTGTAGTCACTACCTTGATCGATGTATAAATTTGCTATAGACATAACTTCCCTACTCTATTATTAATAATATATATTTATAATAAACCAAATGATGTATTAATTTAAATTTCTTCTTTATCTTCTTCTGTTTGGGGTATTAAAGGTTCATAGTCAATTTCATTCTCTGCTACCCATATATTAGTATACTTATATCCATATTTCTTTTGAAATTCGTTGAAGTCAAGTGTTTTTGCGTCCGACTCAATACTCATTTAATATGGAACCTTTTTACATTGTCAGATTTAAACGAACGCCAACCACCAGCATTAATATCAAATGCGTTAATTACCCCCACATAAGGTTCTCTTGCTCCTTTCGGTTTAAGTTCCTCTGGGATTTCCGATTCCATTAATGTACATGTCATTATTCTTTCGTCGCCATTAACTTTGGTAAATGTAACCTCACAAACATTAGTTAATAGCTTGTCACGCATTGTATTTTCAAACGTTTTCATGCTATAGTCTCCATCTGGATCATAAAAATCTTCATAATGCCTCTCCCATTCCTCGAGGGAATATCTTTTAATAAAATCTTCTTTTTTTAAGTCTATCCACTCTTGCCCGTTATTTATCATAATTAACTACCTCCCATACCCACATCATTGCAGCAATCATACCTATTATTCCCATTATTGAATATAAAATTATCTCTGTGATAGTAAATAATTTATATGCAGCAGAAAACGCTACAATCAATAAAGCGATTAATAGAGCAAACAATACTATCATTGAACACCACCAGCTAAAATCTTTCTTCATCGTCTTCGACCTCATATAAAACCATTCCAGTTCCCATTGCTGAAAACCCTATCATAGAATATAAAAGCATTTCTCCAATAGTGTATACATCCTCAGAAGCTACACCCATTACGACCAATAACCCAAGTAATACCAGCATTACACATAACCCATTATATATAGTATTCATAGACAACCTCACTTATTAATTTATATAGCTATTATACCACATTCTCTGCCAATTGTAAACCGTTATTTTCACTTTTTTCGACTGAATGCGGTATAACTTTATCATACATATAATGAAATGGACCACCTCTGAATGGTGCAAATCCCGTACCAAAAATAATTCCAGCATCTATAAGATCTGCAGACTCTACAATGCCTTCGGACAGACATGCTTCACATTCAGCAATAATCGTTCCGACTAATCTAGATGTTATTTCGGGTTTTGGATTTCCGTGAATCTTCTCTACAAAGGTATCATACATATAAAATCCCGTTCCAGACTTGATACCAAGATTTCCATTCTCAACTAACCTCTCAAGTCTCGGGGGTATTTTGAGATCTAAATCCTCAGAAATTATATCCATAACAAAATAACAAACATCAAGACCTACCGTATCTGCCAGTTTTAATGGTCCCATAGGCATACCAAAATCGGTAAAGGAAGCATCAATTTCTTCTTTAAGATATCCCTCATCAAGCATATTAATAGCTTCGATGAGTGTAGGCATTAATACTCTATTAACGAGAAAACCCGGTGAGGATTTAACCTTCAGGGGGAGTTTATCAATATGTCTACAAAATGCCATAGACTTCTCAATAACCTCCGTCGAAGTAATGGGAGAATATACTACCTCAACCAGCGGCATCTTCGCAACTGGATTGAAAAAATGAATACCAACTAATCTCTCTGGGTTATACATCTTCGAAGATAATACTTCGAGTTTAATGGAAGATGTATTAGTTGCAAGTATCGCAGTACCCTTCATTTTAGATTCAAGTTGAGAATACAGATCTCTTTTAATATCTACATTTTCAACAATAGCTTCAATAACTATATCTGCAGAGGGTATACCGAATCCTTTTTTATCTGGTATAAGTCTGTCATATGCTTCATTAATTAGGTGTTCTTGACCAGAAAATCTCTTTTTATAAAACTTCCACGATCGTGCCATTGCCTTGGCTATAGTAGAATCATCAATATCTTGAAGAGTCACCTTATAACCAGACAGTGCTGCCCACATTGCAATATCAGATCCCATTGTACCAGCACCAATAACGTGTACATGTTTCAGATCAAGTTTTGATTTATCGCCCTCTCCTTTAAGTAGATCCTGAAGCATGAATACACGAAGAAGATTTTTCGCAGTATCCGTCATAGCTAATCTAGAAACAGATTCTGCTTCTGCCCTCATAAACTTAAATTTATCGTACCCATATTTTTCCCATATATCAACCAAAGCATACGGTGCTGGGTAATCCTTTTCTTTAACCTTGGAGCGAAGATTTCTTCTAATCTTAGCGGATACTAATCTCCTACCAATAGAAGAATGGAGTATTGAATCAAACCTATCTGGAGTCCTCAGTCGAGGTGGTCTTTTCAGTACATCAATAGCAGATTTGTCGAATAGTCTAAGGGGAACAACATAATCAACAAGACCCATCTTTTTGGCTTGATATGCAGATAAAGTACGACCACTTAGCATTAGACCCATTGCCTTAATAACACCAAGGACTTTAATGGATCTAACAGAACCGCCAAATCCAGGATGTATTCCAAGTTTAACTTCCGGGAATCCAATTCTCGATTTCGTTGATTCTAGGATAATTCTATAGTCGCACGCCAGCGCAAGTTCAAGTCCACCGCCAAGACAAATACCATTAATCAATGCGACTGTAGGAAATCCCATGGTATCAATTAACCACATAACCTCTTGACCCTTGGTGATAGCCTTATAAGCATCCTCATATTCATGAAATTTCTTAAATTCTTTGACGTCGGCACCAGCAATGAACCCAGAAGATTTATCCGAGGTAATAACCATTCCATTCGGTGAAATAGTTCTAACCTCTAATAATACCTCTTTCAGTTCATCTAATACCTCGGCAGATAATACATTCATTGATCCGTAAGCATAATCAAAATGTACCCATGCGATTTCGCTTTTATCTAATATTAATTTAAAATGTTTATAATCCATAATTTATCTCTTTAAATTTTCAATTAATATTGCACCACCTTGCCCATGCCCAATACATAGAGATGCAACACCGTAATGACCGGAATTCGCTTCAAGTGTTTTGGCTAGGTGATATACAATTCGTGTACCAGAAGCACCCACAGGATGCCCTATAGAAATAGAACCCCCATGTACATTCAACTTATCTTCGTCAATTGATCCGAACGCTTCATCCATTCCGAATTCCTTTGAACAGTAATCTTTTGATTCCATTGCCCTTAGACAACCAATAACCTGTGCCGCAAATGCTTCATTTAATTCAAAAGAATCAATATCATCGACTCTGAGACCGTTTCTTGTAACCATTGGAACTATTGAATTTACTGGTCCAAGTCCCATTTCAGAAGGATTTACTCCAGCCCAATTAACATCAATGATTTTAGCAAGAGCTCTATCACGAAGTCCATATTTATCAAGTGCTTCATCGTTTGCCAATAAAACAAATGAAGCGCCATCCGTAATGGGCGCAGAATTACCGGCAGTTACATTACCAAATATTTTATCGAAAACTGGTCTTAATTTTGCCAGTTTTTCAATGGAATTCTTAGATCGTACAGATTCATCGGTATTATAGAATGAACCATCTCTATCATATATGGTGGTTATCTCATCCTCAAATATACCATTTCCAACGGGGGTATTATATTTTTTATGAGAATTTACAGCATACTCATCCATATCAGTTCTAGAAATACCAAATCTCCATGCTAAATTCTCGGCAGTCTGACCCATACTTAAATTTATAGTCGGATCCTTTAATGCTCTAAGAAGAGAGATCACTGGAACTAATAATTTCGGTCTGAATTGAAGTGCAACAAGCAACTTCTTTGGTATAGATTTCGCCATGTTGAATTTAGATAACCACATTGCCATGTCATCATTAAATAATAATGGTGCACGGGACATTGTTTCCGTTCCACCAGCAAGAACTAAATCAGACTCACCACAGGCTATATTTTTATATGCAGAATCAATCGCTTGAAGACCAGAAGCACAATTACGCTGAACTGTATGTGCTGGGATATTAACATTAAGTCCGAGCCTCAGAGCTAGGAGTTTAGATATATTACATTCATCTGCATTGGGATTAACACAACCCACAATCAATTCATCTATGTCATCATTCCCAATACCATTTCGAATTAAGAGCGGACGAGCAGCATGAATTGCGAGGTCTAGAGCCTTAAATTTACCCGGAGTTCCCCTTGCCTTTAAAAATGGTGTTCTCGAACCATCTACTATATATACATCATTATATTTCATAATCTCCCTTCTGGCTTACTTTTAATTTTTTTAATTCTTTTCCATAATTTATTAACTAAAGTTGAATGAGATTTCCTTCTATCGATATCTATATCAAAAAGTTGTATACCCAGTTCTTCGAGTTCAAATTTAGTCATATTTTCAAGTTCTTCGTGGGTTATATTTCTCGTTTCAACGTCCCCTATTTTTGGTTGTCTTAGAGACAGATACATAACTTTAATCCATTCTAGCATTATAAACACCAATAGTTTGTATTAATTTTCTAGTCCAATTATCTCTATGTTCAACAAAAACTTGAGGCCTCGCGTTATCAACGGCAATTAATATTACAAGTTTAGTAATAGGTATACCGGTTCGTTCTTCCCACATAATTGCGTAAGCAGCACATTGCATAAAATATGCTGAAATCCATTCCTTCTTTTTTGGTTTCCTTGATGTTTTAAAATCAATCACACTTAATTCTGAATCATATTTACCTATGCAATCAACCCTACCAGCAAGACCAAGATGATCTGAATATAATGCGCATTCCTGAAGATATATTTCATTAATATTTTTTAATTCAATTTTAATATCTTCGAACGATTGAATCACATGAGGAAGATAACCAGAAGCATAATCGGGAGTATTATCGAGGTATTTTTCGATAATTTCATGGACCTCAGTTCCCCTTTTGCTTGCCCTTTTAGAAATCTTATTAGCTTCCCTACGTCCAATTTTATCTCTCCATTTTTTAATCCCTTCTTCAGAAAGGATAGATAAAACCGTCGTAACCGAAGGATATTCATTCCCGAGAGGCGTGATATATTTTCGACCAGATGCTCTAGTTTCGCACGCAAGGTCATCATATTCTAGGAATTTTCGAGATGAATGAGTAAACATTATTTATCTCCATTCCATCCAATCACATATTCATATTTTTCTAAATTCCATTTAAGGTTAGTATATGCACCCATTCCTTCATCCTGTGGTTTGGGGATTTTAACCCAATTCGTATTAAAATTTCTATATCTAACTTTAATATCTTTACCCATGTTCCATGCTCTACCTAAAACTTCTTTAGTCATAATATCACCTTTTTAAAAAAACCACCTATAAATTGCAAAAGAATCAATAACAAAATAAGCAACATTCATCCACATCAAAGGGTATTCACGTATTTTATATGCGTAAATAAACCACAGTATAGAAGATACCGCAAACAATGCAAATGCATATGGGGAAATACCTATATTTGCCGATAATAATATTGCGGCAGTGATACCCAGAATCGTTCCCCAATCATCAATTCCGAGTTTTAAAATAAATGTTTTCATTCTATAAGAAATCATCAATCTTCCCCGGTTAATGCTTCCCACGAAATAGGATATAAAGCACCAATAATTCTATTCCATTCGAATGCAAGATCACGTATCTCAGATTGAGCTGTAGAACTTTTCCTGAGATTATATGCTCGAGCCCAAGCATATAAAGATCCCGTTACATAATATTCAGTCATCATAGACTGTGGAAGAACCATTCTAGCTTGTTCTGGACAAACCCCCGAGGATATCATCTCCGTATATAATCTGGTAGAGTTAATAACGTGAGTCATATATTCTTCTTCGAGGGTGGACGCACACGAATCGAGTGGTTCTTTAAAATGAGTCACAAAATCTGTATCAGAAGAACCCTGCTTAACCTTTTCGGGGCGTGATCTCCAATTCTCCGGTACATGAAAATCTGGTGCATCCGAAACATATCTTCGAGAGACTTCATTATATGAAAATCCCACAACATGCTTAAATCTCTGACGTGCGACAAAGATAGGTACCTTCTCACGAAGAGTTACCATCGCATGTGTAAATGGTGTAAAATGATTATGTTTTGCTAGGAATTTGATTAACTTCTTATCGGGATCATTTAGATTGGGTATAAATGCATACAATGTACATTCACCATTCTCATCTACATGATCTACACATTCATCAACGCCAACGCCATCAGATGTTTTATTGAATGATACACGAGCAGCATTAACTACCGAAATATCGTCGCCCATATTATCTATAAATTCAACTTTCATTAGTGCTCCTTGATTCATTATATAATGCAATGTAATAATTGTATCGTATTTTCGGTTCAAACATTTTAATACATCTATCCATCCATTGAAGCAATGTTCCCTGGGGGAGAGTTAAATTAATTTTATCTGCTCCTTTATATACTGATAGCGGCATATAGATTGGAGCTCTCTTATCAAAAAATCCATATTTACCTTTAGCATCTTGAAGCATTTTATTTTCTATTAATCCGGGTTGAATTATTTGAATTTTCCAACTATCCGACTCACAGAATATACTCATAATTTCACTCCATAAAAAATAAAACAGAAAAGAAGCCCCCAATAAAGGATGGCACATATAATAAGTTTTATTGGGGAATCTTTTTTCATTTTTCTTTACATATCTTCTTCTGGAATGCCGGGAAGATATCCTGGGTTACCATCCAAGAAAAATGATTCATACTCATCAATCGGTTTTACCTTTTTGGGATACGGAATACATATTACTTCTGCATTAGCATCATATTCTCCGGGCGATGTTTGCGTGCAAAATTGAAGCACCTTTGTTTTAGTATTATATACCCAACCATGCGAAGATCCTTCTTCTTTGGTAGCTACTTGATCTTCTTTTACAACCTCGTCGGCTAAAACAATTCCACACGAAAGTATTAAGCAAACTATTACAATAACCATTATTTCTCTCATCTCAATTCCTCATTTTATCTTTTAAATTTTCATAATGTAAAACTCTCTCCACATCCACACGAATTCTTATCTGGTATACTTACTTTAAACGCTGGACTAAAAGGACCACCGGTATAATCAATCTTAGACTCAACACCCATAATATTGAGGGTAAATTTATCTATCACAAACATATTCGGACATTTGTGGCAGTCTTCCTCTTGTTCCATTGCCGCGGCACAATATGAACCATCTTCACACGACCTCCACATCACAACATCTTTCTCAGAATCTAACTCATCTATAATATCCCATTTACCCATTAATCCGGAACAACCCCCAGAATTTAAGGAATATCTAATGATACCGCTTATCTCAGAGAATTGTTTTTTTGCTGAATCAGTTATAATCATTGATAACTTCTGTTATCTTTTCCATTTCGGGATCAGTGAATACTTTATTACCAACGCTCTGAGGCAGTATTACTAGTAATATTACTATCACAAGTATAACAAATAATACACCTAATCTTAATACATATTTCATTTCTTATTCCTCTGGTTTCTTTGGCCATATTGGACTTTCAACACATTGTCCGGTTGCAAGTTCTTCTTGATAAATTTCTTCTGGAAAGTCGCGAAGTTCTTGTCTATATTTATCCCACGCTTCAAGTTCGGGCACAGACAGATTAACATTCGGCTCTTGAGTCCAATCCGATTCTATTAAGAGATAAAGAACCTTACCTTTAATGCCCTCGTTTGTATAATAATCGCTCATTTCAATACCTCTAATTATAATGTACTTTTAAGTATTTGTAAAATATTTTGCTAAATGCGATTTTCGAACTTTAACCATGATCCATCTATTATAATATTTATCAGATTCCAAAACTTTTCTGCCAAATTGATATTTAGCTTCGAAGTAAGAACATTCAGATTTAGTCTTACACAGTTTAAGAATAACTCTTTCAAAATTATCTTTACCTTCAGAGAGAATATCCTCCAATAATAATTCAGAACTACCGTAATAATCTTTCCAATTTGATTCAACTATTTTTTTCTTTCTCTTAAGATTCTTTTGATAAGTTTTTCTAGCCCAAAACGATTTCTTACCAATATATTTTTTACCATTATTCAAATTGGTTATTTCATAGACAAATCCGTGTATCTTTTTAGGATCTGACTCAATAAGATTATATTCCTTTCCCCTGTATATCCACGTCATATATAATATTCATAACATTAAATAAATATATATGATAATTAGTAAACATCACCCCAAGATCCCTTGAGTCCACCTACTTCATATTCAGTGACACGATTTTCAAAGAAGTTAGTATGATCAGGTGCATTAAGAACCCAATCAAGCCAGGGAAGTGGATTATCCTTTACCTTGAAATTAGTTTTGAGTCCGAGTTGAAGGAGTCTGCGATCAGCAATATACCTGATATATTTTTTAACTTCTTTTTTCGAAAGGTTATCAATTCCAGAGTTATCACCATACGCAAGATCAATAAATTTATCCTCAAGGTCTACAGTTTTCCGAAGCATTGAATATATTTCTTTTTTAAATTCATCTGTTATGACTCTTGGATGTTCAGCACAAAATTCTTTGAATAACTGAGACATACCATCAACATGCATAGATTCATCACGAATAGACCATTCCACGACCTTACACATTCCTTTCATTTTACCAGAGCGTTGGAAATTTAACAGCATTACAAATGATGCAAATAAAGAAATACCTTCGGAGAATACAGATTTAGCTATAGCAGTAG